GTACAGACATGCGGTCAACTCAAGCCACATGCCACTAAAACATGTATACAGTTCACACTAATATATATAAAGTACACTAAAAATACATCTAACACATAACGCCTAACACAGTGTGAAGGTGTTGGTAACCTATTACGTGTTAGGAATATACTTGTCTTTCCAAGTTGTCAGACGTTCATCATATGTAACGTCAAGTTCGCGACACACCAAGTTATGGCGTTTCGCTACAGTTTGCATTTGCTCACGACGGAATTCATAAATCTCTCGACCGTGAGCAAACCACTCTCGTACAGCGCCATCAATCACTTCCACAGCCAACTCTTCACGAGTTAAAGCTTTGGAACGTAAATTTGCATGTAAACTCTTAAAAATAGAATCTTCATCAAGAGCTCCAAAATACATTTTCACATCGGGATTATATACATTCTTCCGTTTTAGAAAGTCTGCATCTTGATCATGCATGTACGGAGTGGGTTCGGACGTCTTATCCGGCATAGTAAATTTCATGTCCCGCTCAGACAAGAATTGAGCATAAGAAATGTGATTAAAAGAATCAAATCCTTTCTTCACACTCCCCTTAACATCATCTCCATATGTCATGAGTGCTACTGCACTCCTAAAAGCAGGGACAGGCGATAGTTTCTTTTTCAACAGATGGTAGTATCCACACCTATTCAATAAAGAATTCGCAACAGAATTAATATACACCGTCAAATTTTGTCCTGAGGGGTTGGAACCAATAAGTTGGAGTAAGGTTCCATTATAGGCCATACATGGGTAACATACTTCAGTGGCAATACCTTGCATGATCTTGATATCGTCATCGGAATAATTTCCGGTAGTCTTAGCAAGATCAATCAGGATACGAAAAGCAGCAAACATGATCTGCGCTGGCATGCGCAAGTCATATTTACTATAATCACCAGCAAAAATACGATCTTTTCCATATTTGGTAATAAACGTGGAAAGTTCATTCCACTCTGGCCCTTGAGAGTTAATTCCTACAGCACATTCAGACAATAAAGGATGTAAAGTCAAAAAACGTGCAATAGGAAGAAAATATTGACGAATTGCCAATTGTAGTGCAATCGGGGCGGATTGAAAAACTCTAACCTTATCCTTATCCAAGGGTGTTGGTTCATCCTTCAAACAACCTTTGAACACAGGATAACCGCGCTCTCCACGTAACCAGCAAGTATAGAGACGGTCTACTTCGTCCCAGAACATACTATCCAATTCAGCAGGACATGCATGATCGGGATAATCAGCAGGATCTAAATACACCATAAATGCTGATTTTGGTCCAACTAGTGGATAACCTACGGCAGTAGAGGGTTCCATGTGATCTATGAAACGTCGTCCATCAATTCCACATATTGTTTCCATGCGCGTCAGGGGGCGAATTTCATCACGTATCCATTTGTGTTTAACAATCTTCGATTCCAATGGTTGAATATAATCATCAACTGCCCATTGTAAGTACATTCCTTCTATTCCAACCGAAGGTCTCACAGCGTGTTTTAAAGACTCACGCCATGGTTTCCAATTCGGACGAAACTGAGGCTTCCCCCATTTCTGGGGAACTTTGCAGATTTCATGAACAGTATCTGAAATTAACGATGGTTCAACACTGGAGTACGCAGTAACTCCCCCTGTGCATGATCCATATACACGGAAGTTAGAATCTCCTTCCAAAAAATTCACTGGACTGTTGCCATGAACATCATTTCCAAGAAAGAACTCCTTGCCATACAGCGTTGTTGGCATAGTACCTTCATTCAACGCTAATACAACATAGTTCGTTTCTTTCAATTTATCCATGGCAGTCTGCACTTGTGTCTGATTAACAGAACCTAATACTCCTCTCGGAGTTCCGGTTCTGCCACCTAAATGAAAACCAGCTATGACACAAGCCTTACCACGAGTAACAAATGTACCCATACATAAGCCAGTGAATGTAGGAATAGACAGATTGTAGGCAGCACCTTTAAAAGAACTTTCACGATGTCCAACCATTCCTGGTTGTATATTCGCACTAGCCTCCACAGTACCGCCATTTCCATCACGAAAAATCATGGAACATAAACCTCCACGTACTTCATCAATTGGCAAATACTTCACAAGATCGGCATAATCTCCACCACTCGGAACCCAAACTAGACAAAAATCAGTGTCCGGGATTTTAACCATAGAAGTAGTGGAAAAAATAGCGTCAAACGTCGAACCAGTCAACTCAACTGATGAGCGCGTCAAAGTCACTTTCAACTCCTCTTGGATAGAAGTCTTAGTGTCAGCATTTGCAAACCACATATGGTAAGGCATCAAAAGCACATTGGAAGCAATAAAAATGCCTCCAGATACCCGATAGCCTCCCTTAGTAGCAATACGTAAAAACACCTGGTTCTTATGTACCTTTCGTAGCAGATGATCCACAGAAGTAGTTTTTTGTAACACACTTGTTGGTGTATTTAACACATCGACTTTCTTCCATGGATTGACTTCCGAATCACGCTCATCAATATCATCAGGTGTTTCAGGATCCAACTTACCATGAGTTTTATTTGCAGCGTTTCGAAAGCCCTGCCATACCTTAAGCAAAGTGTAAATAGTTCCTGCAGCACCAAGTGCTGCCAAAACATATTTGCCATGATTATCACGAACTTGCTTAAAAATAGTTGGCATTGCATCATTACGCTCCAAAATCTCAGAATGGACCCGTTCACGTACAGTACTAATCATAACACCACCTCGATAAAAGACACCAAACATGGGTAATAACCATGCGGGATTACGATATGATGCTAAGAAAAACATGCTAGCTAACGACAATGTACATATGGCATCGCGCTTAATGCGTTGCATGATATGATCACGCATAGCATAATTCACAAATCGTTTACCATATGGATGAGTCAATAATTGACGAGGAATGATGTTCGTCCATGAATACCACAAACTCTTTTCCAATCTGTCTGCAGCTTTCACCAAATTCTTGGTTGCCATGCGCTCAATGACGGTTCCTTCACGTTCCATTGCATCTTTCACAAAATTGGTAAGCTTAGTGCCAACACCTCTCAAAGCGGCACCAAACATAAAACCAACGAAACCAGAATGTGGTTCACATTCCACACATTCGGGTTCCTCACAATCACAATATCCATATGGAGTTCCACATTTACACATTTTTACACGTGCAGCTATGTTGCTCGTCTGCTTAACTAAAACTTCCTGTTGAGCAAAATATTTACGTGATTGCTTGATCATGAACTTAATAAAACGATGAATATCAATGTCAGAAAGTAATTCACCATCATCCGTCATAATTTCATGAGCAATTGTATCAGGAGATCCTTTTGTAGACGCTACTGGAACAACTCTCTCAACTGTTATATTCCATAAATCAGGAACTAACGGAATATCAACAATCCCAGCGTCAGTAGTGTAATATTGAGACACTTTCGCTGAATCTAATTGTTGTCCAACAGAACCTGCCAACCCACGAGTACAAAACTCTGGTTTAACAGTAACTGTAACAGTCAAATGAGCGCGTCGAGCTATAGAGACCGGTTCATTGGAATAAGTTGGTGCACAAAGATCCTTTACGTTCGTTGTTAATACAACAACGCGTGGTTCAATAGACACCTTTCCTTTCAATTCCGCTTCGGCCATATTTGCATACTGACGAACATTGTTGCAAATTTCGATAATCTTGTTGGTAGGAGCTTTCTCAACAAAATCAGGTTTTGTATTGCCAATATCATCCATAAACAATCCATTTATAAAAGAACGATAATTAGACATATACTTATCTGATTCATTAAGTGTGGCAAGCATTTCATCATTGGCACAAAATCCATTAGCCAATAAACACATAACCATCGAAATAGCTCCAACAGACGATTTTCCTACTCCTGATTTACCAAAAATATTCATAGTAAAAGGGGCAATACGTAAACCTCCTTGTACACGAATAGAATCAAAATTCGCTTTCAACTTACGTAATTGAGATAGACGATCAAAAAACACACGTTTTTCCCATGTACCTTTAACAGTAGCATGGAAATCACTAGCACGTTGTATTAGTGCAGTTAAACGCTGATCGAATTCATTTTCATCAATATTCACAAATTTACGTAAATTGCCAGTCTTAACGTGTTCAATATTAGACACAATAAAACCATATTCTTCGTCGAATTCACGTGCTTCAATATCTGAATATAGTAACGGTGTAACAGATTTTGTCGTGAAACAGGCATAGCCTGCTTCAACGAAATATAACACCGTCTCTATAGCAGCATCCACGAGATCAAAAGCACCATAATGTTTCTCCATTGCTGGAATACAAAATGCCTTGACCCCACCAAGATGCCATTCAAAAGACGCAGCTTGACAAAGTCCAAGTGAAATACAAATACTAATCAAAGACGAAATTTTCTTAAAGAAAGGGTTAGTAGTCACCAATCGCCAATTTTTCATACTTTCACGAAGCATGTCCAACCATGCTGGTTTGCCACCATGTGGTACAACATCATCATCATCTTCCGCCTCATCAGGTGCGACCAATGCTTCAAAAGCTTTGAAGGCTTGTAAAGCTATGGACTCTGTATAATGAGTCTTAAGATATAATAAAAATATTGAGGTGGCTTGCGTATAAGAAGTACATTCAAAAAGAGAAGATGTTAGAAAAACCAAAGATTCAATGCGAGACCAAGTAATAGAATCAATAGGAATCCCAATCTGAGCAGCTTGTTCTTTCAACACAGAAATGTGTGAAATAAAAGCAGCATGAGGATCATTTTTCTTAAATTCCTTAGTCTTCATAAAATCCTTACGAATCTTCTCAGTCCATTTCTTCTTGCACAGTTTGTTCTTATGCGCATTATTATTGCGTTCCTTTGCTTTCTTCGAACGATTATATTGAGAACGACGCGCTTCTTTTTCATCTCCACTTTGCGGGCTTGGAGGATAGAGCGTGCCGTACTTGAGAAAGCAAGCGGTCAATCGTTTACGTCGTTCAGGATATAAACAATACTGAGTATTCAATGCTTCAGTAAGTAAATCATGAGCTAGTACAGACGCAAACAATGGATCGCGCACAACACAATTATTAGTACACGTACCAACATCATCAGGCGAAGACACTGATGATACAGTACTTGCGTTCAAACATTGTAACGTGTACAATGAGAACATTGAAGGCAAACTTCCTTCTTTATCTAAATAGTAGGTGTAAGTATCACAAATTTCAGATGCAATAGTTCTCGGTGCCGTAACTACACAAGTAGGCCCCCGGACTTGGGGACTATTATTGTTTAGACTCCCGAAAAGGGAATCAGCGACAAATGACATGAATGAAATGACAATATAACATCACTCCATACCACATCATTAACCGCATGCTCAATTAAAAATTGAGCACGAGTGGTCAATGAGAACACAGGCGTCACCATTCCAAATGAAATGACTAACCTGACCATATAACGAAAAATCAAAGATATTCGTCATGGCCAACAGAATATTCAATGCAATAGCCGACACTCAATCAAAATAAAAATCTTTTCCAATCATAATCACGTGCTTGTTCTCTTATACAAGAATCTTTAAAACAAGATTGGATATATGAAGTTTCATTTATAATATCGATTGAGCCTTACTTTAGAGCAAAGCGACTGCTGTATTCAGTCTTGTGGTGGGTCCCTAATTAAAGGTCCCCTGGATTTTGTGTATGGCCCGCACACACACGGCCCCACTATTGTAACCGGCAGGATCGGGT